CCTGCTAGGAAAAATGCCTTAAAGATATTGGGGTCATAAACCCCCTCCTGTAATTCGTGGAAGTATTTCATCTTGTCGTCCTATTAACTCTCGTTGTAATTGTCTACGATCTTGTATATATCTGCCTTGTTTGTGCATTTCTATGATATATTTATGTTCATCTGAAACTTCTAGGGGTGTACGGTCTTGGGTTTGGAAAGTCATTTTCTTAATTCTATTTTTGGTCCGTGCCATTTTTTCATTCCTTTTCAGTTTATGTTTTTTGATCATAGGGTTTGAGTTAATAGCATTCTCCTTTCTTATACAATATAACTGTTATAAAGTTCTGTTTCTATAGTTCCTTTAGTCGAAGCAAACGGTTCAGATGATTCTACTTCATCTAACATCGTTGCCGAGGAATTCTTTACAATATCCAAATTCATTTGGTGTTGCCAACTGGCGACTAGAAATCTATGACGTATACTACGAACTAGAAAAGATCCTTGCAAAAATAGGTCTATTTTTTCTTCTTTTTGCATTGGTATATCTGCATGAAAAGGTATCGTCATCCCAATCATTGTTCCAGCAGAAATTGCGGTATTTCCATTGATTTCTATTTTACATCTTATTGAGTGATCCATTGATCCCATCTGTGACATTCTTTTCTGTAACCATTTTTGCGGCGCACGGGCATCGAAATTAAATTCACCACTTGTACTTTGATAAGTAGCATCTCTTGCATCATCAGTTGGGGTCGTTGCAACAGGGTGTAACAACACTTTTCCATCATGATCTGAAACTCTTTGCTTACCTTGACCAGCAGAAATAGGCATAGGAGTTTCACTATACATAGGATATCCATCTCCGATATGCGTTTCTTTATCAAATTCATCAAAATAATTATATTCATGAGTTGAATATGATTTGGTATGTATATTATGAACTATAAGGTTAGAATGTAATACTCCATCAGCTGTAGCTTTTAATAAATCATTATGAGTTATTTGAAGATTCATCACATTACTAAGGTCTTCATTAATACTAGAATTGCCCTTTCCATCATTCCTGCTACCCGTGGTGAATGTTGTGAAATCCCACGTATTCTCCTGTGCCATACAACTGTCAAGAGTCCTAAAGTGATAACCCTTCAAAGACTCCCAGAACATATATGAAGGACTAATGCCTTGAGATACTGGAGATTTATTAGACATTGCTGATTTAGTTAACATGTGTATAACTTGAAAGGGCGTAAGGTTTGGGGCAACAATTTTTCTTACACCAAGAGAAGGTTCTATGTATATATTTTTATTACATTCTACTCGTTCCAACATCCTTTGCACGATTGTAGAAGAATTTCCTACCAATGTTTCTGAAATTTTTATTCTATTACTTCTCATCAATTCACTGGATACAAATTTTAAGGTAAGCATTTCAGTACCTTTACCAGCATATTTTTTATCTGTTACACTTCTTATATGAAAAACTTCTTCTGAAAAATCGATTGTGTCATGAGGATCAGTAATTGTTGGAGTGGATATTTTAAGGAGGAGAAATTCCTGACCGATAATAGGGCCAATATTAGAGAGACTAAATGAATCATGTAATGTTACATCACCAGAAATTGATGCTCTACCTACACTTTCATATATGGTAATACCTATAATATTTCCTATAATATCTTGAACTAATCCAGACGATGTAATAATAGCTGCATATTCTATTTTAAATTGACCAGCACGTTGTATACCTTCTGCCATTAAATAATACTCTGTTTCATAAGAACCTCTAATTCATTAACCATTTGTCCTACATAAGCAGGGTCTAGAAGTCTTATAGACCTTTGTTCATCTTGTCGTTCTTGTTCATATTCAAAATTAGTAATTGCAGTTGCAGAAGGATAATCTGTATTATCTAAACCAATATTAATTTTAATTTTAGTACTTCCTGAACTTTGAGGAATTTCATAATGATGAGTTGCATCAGGGTTAGCATATTTCTCATTAACAAAGTCAAGAAATTGTGGCGTGCTCATAGGCCATTGATGATAACGATCTGTGATGTTGTTTGCAAATAAAACTACCCAATGAAAATTTGTATCACCATATAACTTTTCTGCAATTTCTTCTGGCGTCTCGCCCTCTTTAACATCATAAGTATCATAGAGTAGAGTATTGGTCCTAATTTTAGTTTTCAATGCAACACGCTTCAACATATTTGTAGCAACTACAAATTCTCCATCTCCCTTTGCATCATAAGGTATATATGGGAAAGTACCAAAATACATAATTAGAATCCTTCCTCTATTCTTTCTTGTGTGATGATTTCCAATTCCTTAAATTGTAAAGTAAGAGTTGTACGCTGCGGAGGCGCACCAGCACCGTGTAACCCTGTTGTAGGCCTGTATGCAACAAATCGATCTCCACCATATGCAACTGATACATTTTCTAAAAAACAAGTTGATATCTTATTAAGAAAATGGTTTTGTTGATCTTGATACATATATCGAATATCAAAAGAATCAGGAATAGTCATCTGTCTTCCTGCTCTATCTTCAACATATCGAGGGTGAGAATGATATTTAAATAGATAACAAATATGTTCAACAGTTAACGCTTCTTTTTCACTCTTAGGCATAAATACAAAAGAGAAACTAAATTGTCGTCGGCCGACACCATTGAAAGAAAGCTCCATCTTATTACTAAGTATTTTTCCTTCCTTAATTTGTGCTTGTGCTCTAATACCAGGCATAATTGCATCTATAGAACTCAAAGCCATTCTTTTTACACCTTCTTCTGCATTCGATAGCGCTCCACCAAAACCAGCGTCTTTAATAGAGGTTCCCTGAGCTACTTTAACAATAGAATCAAATACTCCAACTATAGCTTGACCCATTGCTCCAATAGGCACATTTTCATATTCTAAAGAATATGATGCCTGGACTGAAGCTGGCATATAAAGAGCTATTGTAGTATCTAATCTGGTGATGTTGTTTGTTGCTGCATATAAATTAGTACTAGATGAATTCCTACCTCCGCCGGGCATGCCACCTGTTTTTACAGAAGGGGCTCCTCTAACAGTAGCACCACCTCCTTGACCACTAAAATCCTTAATCGATCTACCAGCTACATCTACACGTGTTATCCCTGCACCAAGTTGTCCATTTAACGCTGGATCACCACTAGGCGATCTTATTTTAAATTCCTTGTTAACAAGATCATTAATCTTCTTAAAACTTGCTGCCCCTGCTGAGCTCTGTTTTCTAAGTTTTGCCGATGTCATACTATTAATATTAAAGAGAATCCAATGCCCCTGATCAGGTGATTCTACAGCACTGGGATAAGCGACATTTGTAGTGGTAAATTTTGAAATTTTAGCTAAATTAGTTGTAGGAGAATTATCACTAGATTTACCTCCACGTCCCTTGCTTCGACCTTTTCCCAATAGACCTCTTATGACACCCTTACCAAATTGTTGGAGTTGTCCTGATACTACCTGTCTAATTGGATTTACCATACCTAAATATTCCTTATATGAAAGTATTTATACGAGATGGCATACAAAGGCAAATATAACATACGCAATCCTTCAAAATATAAAGGTGATCCACGAAGGATCATCTATCGTTCCCTATGGGAACGTAAGTTTATGTCATATTGTGATGCCAGTGAAAATATTCTAGAATGGGGAAGTGAAGAATACATTATACCTTATTTATCGCCTTGGGATGGTCGTATGCACAGATATTTTCCAGATTTTTATATTAAAGTACAACAGTCAAATGGCACTTATAAAAAAATGATTATAGAAGTTAAACCTAAAAAACAATGCCAACCTCCAACGGAACCCAAAAGAAAAACAAAGAGATGGTACAAAGAAGCAAAGGCTTGGGGTATAAATTCTGCAAAATGGAAATATGCAGAAGATTGGTGTAGCAATAACGGCATGGAATTCAAGATATTAACAGAGGATCATTTGGACATTCGGTATAAATAATCATATGGCACAAAGTAAATATATTCAAAGTGTAATAGCAGCTGCAGCAGACCGTCCACGATCTACTGCTTGGTATAAAGATAAAATTAAAGAATTTGGTAAACCAGGCGCAATGGATTTAATTCGGGACGGAAAAAGAGCTAAAAAACCATTCTATGGTAAACTAAATATGTTCTTTTATAACCCAAAACATAGAAAGACTCTACCCTATTATGATACCTTTCCTTTAGTGTTACCTTTAGAATCATATAGTGATGGGTTCCTCGGCATCAATATGCATTACCTCCCTGTAGGACTAAGGATGAGATTATTAGATAAACTAGTAGACTACTCAAATAACACTAAATTTGACGAATCGACTAGATTAATAGTAGACTATTCCATGTTAAAAAGGGTAACTCTAGTTAAACCCACCATACATAAATATTTAGCAGGACATGTAACATCACAATTTCGTAGAATAGATGCGGATGAATTTACTGTAGCAACTTTGTTGCCTGTTCAGAGGTTCAAGAAAGCTTCTGCTAAAGAAGTATGGACAGATTCTAGGGGTATGATCTAATGGCATCAACTTTTGAAGGTCTTGGGTATGGATTATTAAATGACGTTCTTGGAGGATTTCGTTCCAATGAGGGTATGGCTTACCCTAACAGATATGAAATAGAAATTGGTTCACCCATTGGTCCTAAAACTTCGGGTGGTCAAAACAGTTTGTTAGGTGCATTCTCTTCATTCATCAGTCCACTTGGTCAAGGAGCAAAGCCAGGAAGTTTACGTAGTATACAATTACGTGCTGAAGCTGTTGGCCTGCCTGGCAGAAATATAGAAACACAACCTGATAACAATGTCTATGGCCCTATTCGAAATGTTGCATCAGGTGTTAATTTCGCAGAAGATTTAAATATAACCTTCCAGTGTGGTTCTGAATTACAAGAAAGAAAATTCTTTGAAAATTGGCAAACTACGATATATGATGTAGAAACATGGAATATGAATTACTATAATGAATATATTGGTTCAATATCTATTTTCCTTTTAGACAGACAAGATAAACGAAGATATGGTTTAAAATGCCTTGAGGTATTTCCTAAAACTGTTGGTTCAATAGAATTAGGACATAGCTTGAATAGTTCATATGCAACCTGCCAAGTTGGGTTTGTCTTTAGAAATTGGGAGCCTCTAGACATAGCTCGTCAGAAAAAGAATATTTTAGGGAATGTCAAAGAAACAGTTATAGACCATGTTGAAAGAAATATACTTAAAAACATACCATCAGTATTAAAGAAACTATTTTAATATGAATATAAAAAGGATGAAATATTATGGCACTACCAGTAATAAATGCTGTGACGTATACGCTTACTTTACCGTCTACAGGAGATAAATTAAAATATAGAGCTTTTCTTGTAAAAGAACAAAAAACTATGATGATAGCTCAAGAAACAGAAGATGATACTGTTTTACAAGATGCTATCGCTGATTGTATTACGAATTGTACATTTGAAAAAATTGATCCGTGGGCTATGCCCTCATTCGATATAGAATATATCTTTTTGAAAATCAGGTCTAAATCCGTAGGAGAAAATATAGACATAGTTGTAATAGCTCCTGATGATGATGAAACAGAATGTACTGTTTCAGTAGACCTTTCAAAAGTAGAATGCACAATGACAGATGATCATACCAATGAAATACCATTGACTGATTCTATAAAACTTGTTATGAAATATCCAACATTAAGGCAGACAACATTAGTTGAAGACTCTACTGAAACTGTTAGAATGTTTGAAATGATAAAAACCTGTATCTACCAAATTATTGATGGCGAAGTTATTCACCAAGATGTTGATATTCCTAATGCAGAATTAGAAGTTTTTATTGAAAATATGGCTGCCGAACATTTAACTGCCGTTACAACATTTTTTGAAACAATGCCTAAATTGACCTACACAGCAAAGGTCACAAATCCAGTAACTAAGAAGAAAGGTGAAGTTTTAATCGAAGGATTCGCAAGTTTTTTCGAATAGCCCTCTCTAACGATACGTTGTATAATTATTATCAATTGAACTTTCAACTTATACAACATCACAAATGGAGTTTAACAGAATTAGACAATATGATACCGTTTGAGAGGGAAATTTACACAGGATTATTAATAAAATATTTGGAAGAGGAAGAAGAGAGAAGAAAAGAAGAAGAATCAAAAATGAGAAAATCACGATAATGTTACGAGAAGGTCTTATCAAAGCATGTATAGTGTTAGTACCTACATACATCACAGCATATATGACCGATAAGATGGTATATGTAATTCCCATGTTGGCTGCTGCAAGTTTTGTTGCAGCCAGTTTAACTTCTTCTCCTAACACAGATCGTAGAGTAGAGGAAGACGGTTGGAAGAAAGACGATGACGGATAGTTCATTAGTAACAGCAGAAATGGCAGCACTAGAACTGACAGAATTTCTCTTACCTTATATTGGTATGGTGATGATCGTCATCTTTGGATTCATGCTAAAGGATTTTGCTACTAAAATGAGTAAGGGTATTGCCTTCTCCATGAATAAGCAATTTCAAGAGGGAGATCATGTTCTTATTGATGGAGAACGAGCCCTTATCGTTAAAATAGGTATCACACAAACCGTATTTGGTGTAACCAAAAGTGGAGGTGATTTTGATACGGACTATGTATGGAGATATGTACCCAATGAACGTATAGAATTTCTCAAACTAGAAAAGATAATTTTTGACCATACTCCCCTAAATAATAAAAGCAGGATAGCAGATAATAAAGAACAAATAGAGGAAATAAAAAATGGCA